TTATCTGTTTAAGTATACTCTCAATATAAACTAGCATTGTATCATAATAGTCAATTTTCAAACATACTGTAGATAATTTTTCATCAGCATCAAGATACTTTTGCATCGTATCTTTATCACGAATTTTTTTAGGAAAAGGATTTTGTATGTATACATCAGGGTCAGCTTTACCACTGAAGTATTCATATCTTTCATGTCTAATATTTTTTCTTTGCTGTTCTGCTTTCTTTCTTAGTAGAAAGATAGTATTGTACATTTCAAAATACTTCGCATGGAGTGTGGGAACATTAGTAGACTCTGTATGAAGATTATCCATATCAATTTTAGAGTCTTTTTCCCACATCTCTTGAAGTTTATCAAGATCGATCATATAGGGTTGCCACGCATATCAGCTAGTGTGTATATAGTATACTTGAAACTTACTTCTGCTGTAAAGTACTCGATATCTGTATCAGTTGCATCAAAAGATATGGTTGATAAGGAATATGGAAATACATCGTTAAAAAATACTTGAAATTTAGGGACAAGATTATTACTCAATATTTGTAGTGTAGCATCAGAATAGATGTTTTCACCTCTTTGTGCAAAATTTCCTGTAATCTTCCCTGCTTTATCTAAATCACTCAATTGACTTAGTTTTTCTGGATATCCAAGACCTCTGATCCAATTTTGAATCTCCATAAAATTGAAGAGATCTTCATCAACCAAAAATCTTAAGGTAAGATCTCCAAATTGAATCTTATCTCCAGGAACATCAATATCCTTTAGATAACTTGTTTGTTGTGCGATACCAAGATCTAAAGAAGGTATATTTGCTTGATTACAGAAAAATGCCGCGGCAGGACTTCTTTTAAGAGCAAACTTAAAACCAGTTGGTGATAAGAAATTTCTATTTTGAATCGGAGTTCCTGGTCTCTCCGCAGGTTTTTTTCTGGTTGGCATGATTATTCAGAAACTACAGTGGCATTAGCAAAATGCTTTGGAGTGTAAGTTACACCATTCTTTGTAACAGTAGTTGCTTTGTCTGCATTTGCATCAGACTCGTTAGTGTACACCTTCCTATCATTATAGGTCTCGGTCCATCTATTGTCACCTGTATAATATACATCACCAATTGTTGGATTCATAACACTTAGTGTTTTAATGTGAAAAGGCATGTTACTTAGTTCTCTACATTCTTATTTAGATACAAAAAAAGACCTCCCGAAGGAGGTCTTTGCCATTATCATTTTGTTTTTTTCTTCCTATAAAAATCACTCTCACACTTAAAATAGATTCGTGTTTGGATGAATTTAGGATCGATGTATTTGGTTGGATTTGGTTTGTTTTTGAATTTGTATTTAATTGGATTTGTGTAGATTAGTATGTGATCGTATTTGTGAGGTGTCATAAAAACCAATAAGGCAATCCTATTTAGCAACAAACATAAAAAAAGAGACCCATAAAGGGTCTCTTGGAAAAATATGTGTCCAATGGATCACATGAGGTTCTTAACAGTAACTCTTCTGTAGTAACGGTTGCTGTTAACACGGAGACGACCTGCTCCAGCAGTGGTTCCTTCTGCGAATGGGTTTGCGACCATGCCGTAGCGGGTCTTAAAGCCAATCTTGGGCTGGAAGGTGTTCTCTCCAACGGCACGAACCATCTGGAGGGGAACATAAGGACAATAGAACAGACCTGCGTCATAAGGTGAAGTACCCTTATAACCAACAACGTAGTACTGGTTAGCAGCAACGTTTGCAGAATATGGGTCGATGTAGACTCTGTACTTACCTTGCAGGACACCTGCGAAGGTGTTACCAGTGTCATCAACGTTCAGGTTTGCATTGAGTGCAGGGGTGTAGTCGAGTACACCAGCCATGGTCAGTGCGGAGGCAACGTCTGCAGAGCAGAGGATCATGTTGCCCTTTCCTCTACGAGTTCTTTGTGCGATTGCGTTCGCATCTCTCTCGATTTGGAAAAGCAGACCCTTGAACTTCTCAACACTCCAACGTCCGTTTGAGTCGATATCAAGGTCGAACTCACCAGCAGTTGCGGTGTTAGCACCAGCACCTGGTTCAGCAATCTTATAGATGGTTCTGATTACTTCACGGTTGATCTCAGCAAGAATCTCAGTAGAGAGAATGTTTGCGAGTTCAGCCTCAGCATTCAGACCATGGATTGCCTTAAGGTCTTGTGCCAGTTCCAGGGAGTACTCTGCCTTGAGTGCTCTGGACTTCGCAGTCACAGTAACTTTCTCAATGCTGAATGCCATCTGGTTGAAGGCAGTATCACCAGTGCCGTTGAGTGCTTCAGCATTGGCAGTGGTCATACCCTGACCGACATCATATGCGGTCGAAGATGCAGAACCAGTTGGGTTCAGAGCAGCAGGGTTAGTACCAGCTTGTGCTTGGGTAGTACCCAGACCAGCAGCAGCATCAGACTCACCAGCGGTGAGGCTTCTGCCTACGTTCTGACCGGAGAATGAGGTATCTGCTTCGTCGAAGAATGCCTCGGTTCCAGTCTGACTGGTGTACTTGGAACGCATCGCAAAGATGAGTCCAGTAGGACCGGACATTGGTTGAACACCTGCGAGGTCATATGCGACCAGGTTAGGCATAGAACGTCTGATCAAGGAGATCAGAACGGGGTCGAAACCTGCGACAGGTGAAGCACCTGAACCCGAGAAACCAGGATTACCGGTTGAGGAGGGGTCGGTGTTTACGTTTGGTTGCTCAGACAGGAATGAACCTGAAGAAGCGAAAGCTTGTTGTTCTCTGAGGAACTTCTCTTGGTTTTCGAGCAGGACAGCGGTTACGGCTCTCTTGTGTGAATCATCGATTTTATCGAGACCCTCATGGTTGAGGAGAGGTGCCCACTTTTCCTGCAACTGTTCGGATTGGAACATTTGCGGTTACCTAATACGTTTACGGTTTGATTTAATGTTAAATTCAGGAGTTTTTGCTAAAAGAACCCAGGGTTCTCATATATGCAGCCATGGATGCGGAGTAATCTTCTCCACCTGCATGATCTACACCTTCAGAAAGGGTTTCAGTTTTAGCAGTGGAAGACTCTTTCTTGGAGTTGAAATAGGACTCCTTGAGTGTTTCCAGTTTGCCACGATATTGATCTTCACTTTCAAACTCTACACTTTCGGCAAGTGATGCAAGCTTCTCTTTCTGAGTAGACGCAAGTCCCTCAGAAACATCATTGAGGATTCCATCAGCAGCAGACTCAGAGAGTCTAGCGTTTAAAGTGATGTTCTTCTCAATTTGCTCGTTGAGTTTTGTCTCCATATCATCAAGTTTTTCTACCATGCTCTCAAGTACATCATATTTCTCTTCAGGGATAGTTACATAATGTTCTTCAAAAAGACCCTTCATTCCAGAAAGGAATGATTCGGTCATTTCGGTCTTAAGACCAGCTTCAACTGCGAGTGCGTTCTCTTCAAACCACTCGTCAGAAACATACTCAAGATAAGAATCAACTCTTTCTGCGAGTGATTCTTTAGCAGCAGCAACTTCTTCTGCAAATTTCTCTGCATTTTCTGCTACCAGTTGCTCTTTAATTTGAGCAACTTTAGCATTGATTGCTGCTTCAAAGATTGTACGTGCTTTTTCTTGGAATTCTTCGGAAAGTTCTTCACCAGCGATCAGAGCATCGATGTCCTCTTGAACATCATACTCAGCAACGACTTCCTCTTCGGTAGTTACTTCTTCTTCAGAAACAACTTCGTCTTCGGTAGTCTCAGCTTCAGCAACAACCTCATCGGTGGTTGCTTCTTCTTCTTCGATGGTGTCTTCAGAGGAAACTTCTTCCTCTTCCTTCATGCCCTTCATGGCATCAGCAGGTTTTGCACCTTTGTTTACCACATCCTTAACTTGCTTAAGGGTGCCACCAGGAGTTTTCAGCTTTGCTGAGTCATCATCTACTTTGTAGTTTTCTGGTGTAGGACCACCCAAATCTTCGTAGGAGGCAGGGGTGCCACCAGTTGTGAGTTTGGGCATAGGATCAGCAGGTTTTGCTCCAGCATTAACAGCGGTGCGGGATTGCTGTGTCTTTACTTCCATTTCTTGTAAATTCTTGCCACTAGACATTAGAACTCTCCGTGTTTTTCCGTATTAAAACTATATTTATTTATAAAATTAAAGATTAGATAAGAAGTCATTGAATAAATTAAGCTTATGCTCTTCAAGTTTTCTCTGATCTACTAATGTATTAATTGTCTTTTTGGTTTGTTCTGCATATCTTTCACGCAGAAGTCCACCTTCCCAAACCCA